TTGCAACGATATCAACATCAGCATCATCAGTTGAAGCAGAACTACCCACGTTCACAGTAGTCGTATTTGAACTACCTGTGATTGTCTGAATAATACTATTGTCATCAGACGCAGAGTTAGCACCAACAGACACAGTAGACGTATTGCTACTACCTGTCTGATTGACTGTCAATGTTTGTGTTGCACCTACAACAGATGCAGCAATCGTATTAGTATTACCAACCTGATCAATGTCCAATGTCTGGTTATCACCTGTTAAGGTAACTGCCGTGGTTGAATCACCGAACTTATTGGTCTGCCCATCTTGATTGATGTTTGCAGTAAGACTTGCGCCCGACTGTGTTATGTATACGTCACTCGCATAACTCACACCACACATAACGAAGTAAGCGAGTATTGTAAGTATGCTCGTTTTCATTTTTCTTTCCTCCCCTTAAACTCCCAAAGTTTCTTTTTCTCACCACTCTTAATAATTTCTATGACAGCTTGTTCAATTGCTTTTCTCACGGCATAGGTTGTAGATTCATTGTCCGTTATTCCTGCTTCAGTCTCTAGCAACTTCGTTCCTAAATCCAAAAACTTGAACACGGTAGCAGACAACTTAGTACTCAGAATTGTCTTCTGAGAACTGACTGCTAGTAACACCTCACCCGTCTGTACCGATATTAATCGTAAAGCCACTGTTACCATATCCTTACGATATTCATCAGATATACCAATACCCAAATATCTTACACCTAGTCCACCAGTTTCCGTATTAGTATCATACCCAACTATACCCCCTGTCAGTAATACTCCTGCAAATAATAGCGGCTTAATCTTTTCTGCTTTTTTTCCATCATACGATTTCCGCGTGTTTCGTATAATTTGTCGTTCTTTTAGTAGGTTCTCCAGCTCCATTCTCTCAATGACTTGAAACCACTCACCATGGCCTGCCCTCGTTAATGCTTGCAGCAGCCATATATCACCACCCTGTGTAACAGCACTACTCAACAGAGCAAGATTGTTACCAGGCTTTCTTTGCCCAGTCACATCAGTGAACTTATACACAGCCACCGGAACCTTACGCATAGGTGGCCGCATAGTCAAAAGTTCATCTATTAGTGGTGCCGAAGTTTCTTCCGGCGCATCTTCCTCTAGCACAACACTGCAACTAGAAAGTAAAGTCACCAACAGGAACAGTGATAATAGTCGTACTACCATTTCCATCCACAATCGTTAATTCTACGGTTTCGCTACTCTTGGTGTAACTAATTGTTGTACCCTCAAAAGTAACTGTACCGGAAGTTGAAGCATTTTCTCCAAACATACTATCTACAAGTTGCTTAGATAGTTGAGCAAATATTCTTGATTCTACATTCTTCATAAATTTAGAGAGGTTTGTATTTGCAGCATCTCGTACTAATTGCCTCTCTTCTGCTTCCTTCTTTTCTTTAAGCGCTTGTTTCCTAGAAAACTCTTGGTTCTCAATAGTCAGAACATGTGCGCTGTATCCCTGTCCACTAAAAGCAGGAGACTTCCACTGGTGAGTTAAATCTCCAGCATGGGCCGGACTCATAAACATAAAAAACCAAACAACAATACCACCGATAAATATTCCCAATAAGAAGGATTTCAAAAGATCGTTGTCATGCCATAATGACTGATTCTTAAAAAATTCATCTGAAGCATGATGACCTGTTTTTAGACTGAAAAAGTTTTTACTCATCCTTCTTCTCCTGCTTTATATCCCTCAGTTCAATTATGGTGTTAATCTTCTGATCCATTCGTATCATGTCATTATCCAGCATCCGTATCCTATCAATAAGGCCGATGGTGGTTCTGGTTGCTTTTTCTAATGCTGGGAGGATTTCTTGGGTAACGTATCTCCATATAAAGAATATGAAATAACCCATACCCACAGCCATGACTATAGTGATACCCTGTTCTTGGACTGCTTTAATAATTTCTTCCATTACACTAGTCCTTTCTGGCATCCTCCTTGCCATCGGCAGCAGACATCCTACGGACATCTGGTTTCACGCCAAGCACATGACATACCAAAGAGTCTAGTCTCACAATTTCATTATTAATAGTTTTGACACGGTTGTCTAATCCCGTAATCAACATATTCAATGTCGCAGCGGAATCTACCACTGATGCTAATATATATTTTAAGAGAATAATGATAAACGCACCACCAGCAAGAACGGCAGTGATCGTAAAACCAAGTTCAGCGATTATAGTAAATATTTCCATCACCGACTCCTATAAAATATTATATAGGATTATTTAGGTGATTTGGATATTTATAGTGGACAAATACCAATCTAAGTAAAGGTCTTCATTAAGAATTTCATAATTATTACAATTTCCATAGGTTTTTAGGTGGGTATAAACACGTTTTGGTGCGTATTTCTCTATCACAGTTCTCCACCATCCTATAGGCTCAACAGTACAATGAGCATTCTCCCCATTTGGTAATATCGCTATAGCAGGTTTAGTACATATTGCAAGAAAGACAAATTTCTCTGCCTTTCCAAATATGGTTTCAAATATTTCTGGAAGTTGTTCTTTAGGAATGTGTTCCATTACATCTGTAGAATACACACCATCAAATTTACCTTCTGGTAATGTGTCAAATTCTGGTACTCCAGGATCATACAAAGAAGGCATAACACCAAACTCTTTATGGTAGTTGTATTTGGTATACTGCAAACCCTTACCGCATCCAAAATCAAGAAGCGTCTTGGCTTTAGTATCCTGCACCAAATCTTTTATATGTTGTAACTGAGGTTTTAAATTGTTACCTGGATAGTTAGTATTTAGATTTGCATGATATTGTTTGTATTGCTCAACCCACTCATTCATTATGTAATCTCACCATAGTACGGTACAAATGTTTGAATAGAATATCTATACCTTTCATCAAAAGACGCATAAGTCCCATGAAAGTTTTTCCCTTCATATAATACCAAAGTATTAAATATGCTGGGTATGATATGATATAATTCCCAATCTTCATTCCCTTCAAAATTTTGCCAAGGAACAAAAATCTTTTTGTTAAGATTTTTATATCCTTTTGGTAAAATTAAATCTTCATTATTATAGCGTTCCTTATATTTATAAAACGCGGTCCCCCCCTCATAATCACATAGCCATATATTACATATTACTTTATTCCTGTCATGATGAGGCATCCATGAATTTTTCCAGACTTGCATATTTTTCCAGGCTATTATAGTAGAAGTTATAGACTTTGTAACATCAGTGGTAAATCCTAATTGTGTCAACATATGTTGGTATGTTTTCATTATCGGAACTAAATCCATAGGAGTAAAATTTTGTCTTGCGCCGGGGGTATACACATGACCATCCAAAGCGGGCCAGTTCTTGAAAATTGCAATTGTGTCTAAAGGATTTTTTAAAAAATTGTCAATAGAATAGTATGTGAACTCACCAATAACATTTTTTTTAATTTGTAAATTATCATTAGGCTTTAAGGTTTCATATAATTCATTACGATCTAAAATATTAAAATTCATTCATTATGTATCCTTATAAAGTATTCTGCATCAACTACCACTAGGGCACTAGGGGGTTTTGGTTATTTAATAGGTGTGAACGACTTATTTTGCATCCGATAAACGCATTATAGTATTCATCTGGTTTTAATAAACAATCTGTCTCAAACTGAAGTTTCGCTTCATAGTAATTTAGTTCACCCTTTGACTTGCATAGCCTAACTATTTTTCTATCAAACAATTCTAATCCGTGTTCTTCTACTAACAACTTTACTTCTTCACTTGAACCGCAATAAGTTTTCCAATCAGTCTCCACTATCTTGATGCGTTTTCTTTTCTTACCCTTCAGTGGAGGCAATTTTCTTTTTGATGTTAAACCTTTTTTACCAATATACAATTTACTATTTTTTTTGTTAGTTACTATATAAACAAACCCAAGGTTATCTTCTATCATCTCGCTTGTAAATGGTTTGCCGTTGTAGTGCCAAGTCACTCGTCTTCATCCCACGATATTTCATCCTTTAATTCTTCTTCAATACTTCCACCACAAAAAGAACAAAACTTCATAAAATAATAATGTTCATCCATCATGTGTTTTATTTGAAACTCAGCCTCACAATCTTCACATACTATTAATTTCATGCAGCAACCTCTTGGTATGCGTCATCCCAGTTACCTGATAATCCTGCCACCTCATACTCTGTAACACGGTTCTCAAAGAAGTTAGTATGGTCTGCACCGTTCAGTACCCAATCCAACCAAGGCAGAGGATTTTCCTTCACCTTAAAGTTTGTTTTCAAACCTAACTGCAACAAACGTCTGTCTGTTATATACCTTATATATGACTTTACCTCAGCCGCATCCAGACCCTCAACCTCTCCCATCTTGTAAGCAAGATCAACGAACTTGTCTTCTAGTTTGACTGCAACGCGAGCCATCGTATAGATGTCTCCCTTGAACTCATCATCAACCACCTTGGGATGCTCAACACAAAACTGTCGGAACAATTTAGCGTTCCCCTCAACATGCATAGACTCGTCACGAATAGACCACTCGACAACTTTACCCATACCCTTCATCTTACCGAACCGTTGGAAGTTGAGAAGCATGACAAACGATGCGAACAGTGCAACCCCCTCGTTGAACACAGACTTTGCAAGTGCAAGTCCTAGTCCCTTCATAGTGCTATTATCTGCCTCCTGCATGAACTCAATCTTGTTGACCATTTCCTTGTACTCAAGAAACGCATGATACTCACTGTCGGGTAATCCAAGTGTCTCATTCAGCAGAGCATAAGCACGTTGATGAATACCCTCACGCGCAGCAAACGAGCCAAGCATGTTACGGATTTCATTGTTCTTAAACTTGGGAATGAATTGATCATAATAGTTCTGGCCCACTGCAACATCTGACTGTGTGAACAGACGTAGAATATTGGTGACGTAATCTTTCTCAACCTGAGTGACCTTACCAGATTTCCAATCCGACACATCCTCAGACAAATCAAGTTCGTCCTCAATCCAATGTGCCTTCTCATGTCGTGTGGTAATCTCTACTGCCCAAGGGTAATGAAATGGTTTATATGTCTGACTAAATTGCATCAACCCACCACCACTACGCTTCTTTAGTAAGTCATCACTTATCTTCATCAGGTCATCGTATCCACCGATACGCTTGTCATCAATAAAAATTTGTGGCACAGAATTTATACGACGAGTGTTCATCTCACCCACAACCTCTGTAACACCATTGATGGTCTGATAGAACGCAAGGCGCTCCTCTTCGTTGTCAATCAACTGTTCTTCATACTCAAACGCATGTTCCTTCAACCAACCTTTTGCCATTTTGCAAAATGGACAATCTGATTTCGTTACTACTCTTATCCGCTGCACGATTCGCACTCCTCTTGACTCATTACCTGAGTCTCATAATCTTTCAGTGCATCGCGCACTACCTTGGTTGACACATTCTCTGCCTTGTTTGAAGTTTCTGTGCGTAGATAATACAATCCCTTACAGCCTAACTTCCAAGCATTGTAATGTATTTTATGTAGGTCTTTCTTAGACGCACCTGCTGGAAAGAACACATTAAGCGACTGCCCCTGACACAAATACTTCTGACGATCTGCCCCCAGAGAAATAATTGCGTCTTGGTCAATCTCAATAGCGGTCTTGAACACTTCTTTCACCTCATCAGATAGAAACTTGAGATGTTGAACTGATCCACCATTGGTAATAATTGAGCTCCATGTATCAGCATCATTCTTTCCTGCTTCCACCAACTCTTCTTCAAGATACCTATCCTTAACTAGATAGGAACCAGCACGGGTTCTATGCGTATATGCATTTGCCTTGTTGGGCTCAATAGATGGTGACGTACCACAGATGATTGAAGTGTTTGCATTGGGTGCAATTGCTAGTAGATGAGAGTTACGACGGCCTGTGCCCCCCATGTCTGGGCACTCACCACGTTCTATTGCCAATTGCTCTGTCTCTGCAACTGCCTCCGATTTGATATACTCAAAAATCTGGTTGTTCTTGGTTTCTGCCATCTCAGACTCAAAAGGAATACGATGCTTGTGCAGATAAGAATGCCAACCCATCGCACCCAAACCAAGTGAGCGTTCTTGTGTAGCAGAATACCTTGCACGACTAATCTCGTCCCCAGCATTATCAATGAAGAACTGAAGCACGTTGTCTAGTAATCGAATGAGGTCACGAATCATTGTGGTGTCTTTCCATTCGTCATACTTCTCCAGATTGACGGATGACAAGCAGCACACTGCTGTACGGTCTTCATTGGTAGGTAGGTGGATTTCATTGCACAGGTTAGACCCATTAATCTTGAGCCCCCTATCCTTCATGGTCTGTGGCAACGCACGATTAGATGTATCAATAAAGTTAAGGTATGGTTCGCCCGTGCGATATCGTGTCTCTAGCACAATCTCCCACAACTTTCTTGCCCTCATACTATCACGCGCCGTTGCATCATTTGGGTCCACCAAATCCCATGTCTCATCACGTTCTACTGCTCTCATGAATGCATATGCATTCAT